GAACAAATGTTCGAGAATCTCTTGAAATAAAACAAAATTAGTAGTATTATTTATTACAAGGAATTTCGACGTGCGTTCAATACAACGGACACGGGAGGGAATACATATGAAAGAAGAAAAAGCAAAATCTAGGAAAGAACTCATTCAGATTATTGAGTCAATCGAAGAAAGTGATAAAATTGAATATCTTCTTACATACATACGACTTATTTTAAAGCGGTGGGGTTAGTTAGACCCTGCCTTTTCTAATAAAGAGTCGATAAGATTCATTACTATGTTTTGATCGTTACGAGACAACATAGAGAATTTATCGATAAGAGTAAAATCTTTCTCTGCTTCATCTGACGAAAAACTTTTTCGTTCTCTAGGAATATCATATCCCATAAGCCATGCCTCGTTAACTCCAAGAGCCATGCCGAGAACAGCTAACTTATCTTGGTTTGGTTCAACTTTCCCTGATACATACTGACTTATGTCAGATTTATTCATTTTAACATCATATTTTTTGCAATAGGGAACTGTTAAGTTCAATATATCTATCTGCCTTAAGTTGCGCTCATTCATTGTTTGTCGCAAGCGGTCAGATGTATTATACTTTTTCAAAAAACTCACCTTCCTTTACACATAATGTAGCACATAATGAATAAAAGTTCAATAGAAAAGAAATAAAAGTTAAAATAATTGAACTTTGCATTGACAAAAAGGTGGATTAATGATAACATTAAAGCAAGTTCAAAATATTGAACCGATGGAAGCGAGGTGAGAAAGATGGCTTTTGATTACAGCAAATTAAATGGAAAAATCAAAGAGAAGTTTGGTACTCAAGCCGAGTTTGCAAAGGCAATGGGATTGTCAGAGAGGAGTGTATCGCTTAAATTAAATGGAAAGGTCTTTTTTAAACAACCAGAGATTACTAAAGCGTGCGAATTGCTAAAAATAGAAGAAGGCGATGTGCCAGAATATTTTTTTAAAAAGAAAGTTCAAAATATTGAACCGATGGAAGCGAGGTGATAGAGATGTGGAAAAAAATAAAAAGCAGCGACACCTTTCAAAAAATAGTTACAGGCATCACTGCAATTATTTGCTGGGAGACGTATAAATGGTTATTTTGATAGATTAATCTCATTTGCATCTGCTATATCTTGTATCTTATCTAATAATTTTTCGTAGTCATCTTGCGTTTTAATTAGATGGAAAGAAGATTTTAGTTGTTTGTATTCGATATCTGAGATATAAGGAGATACAATTTCTATATTTACAGTCGCCTTGGTTGACAATCCTAAAATATAGATTTGTTTCATGGTTGTAAATGTAGTTGTTACAAAAATGAAAAACAGAAAAAAGATAGATAGATATTTGTAAAAAGGCAGTCGTTTTTTCTGTTGTCTCAAATCATTCTGTATAGATTTGATAAATTCTTCATCTGATTCTTCTTCCTCTTCTTCTTTATCATAAATGAGATCTTCAAGTTCAGAAATATGGTCTTTTAATGATAAATATCCAAGGTAGACGGAAAGGGTGAGGCTAGAAAACAAGATAAGGACAATTATATGGCTATAGGTAAGATTGAGGGCAGATATATATTCGTACGAACCTTTTGAAACTTGGGAATATATTTGGTTGGAAAGAGAGAGTGAAAACTTATTTGCAAAAGAGATTATTTTAGGGAAAACAAAGTCTGTTATAGGGGAAATTATCCAGCTAATAATTAATGTTGATATTATTCCGCTAATAATATTTTTTACAAAGTCATGGTTTTTTGAATTAGTTTTTTTCATATAAAAGTTCCTTTCATCATTTGATAGGAAAATTATATCAAAGAAATAATTGAGAGACAAGCATTGAGTATTTCCTAGAGTAGGGAGGTGATAAGCGTGAGTGAAATTATCAGAACACCAGCGATCGCAAAGATAATCGGTTGTACGGTGAATCAAGCAAGATATAATATCCGGAATAATGTTTGGCACTTTGGAAGGGTGGTAAAGCGTGGAAACAAAAGATTTTGTGAATCAACGATAACGGATGTTGCAAAGTATATTGGAATCAGCAGGGAAGAGGCAATAAAACGATTAGAAGGAGGTGATACATAGTGAACTGGAACAGAAGAAAAGCACTCCCTGATTGGGAGAAGCGGAGAATCCGTAACAGACACGAAAAATATTTGCGCAAGGAAAAGAGATCAGCTTGCGTAATGGCTCTTTTGGTACTGGCGATAATTGTCGTCGGGATTGTAGGGCAGATAATTTTGGTAGGAGGTGTGTAAATGAACGAGATTAAGGTAATGCAGTTCGAACGCTCGGATGTGTTAAGACAGAGAAGATTGAAGAATCAGTTGCTTAAGAAAGAGCTTTATAGCGAGCTGATGTTTCGAAGAGCGATGATCGGCGCATGCATGGTCGTCTTGACTATCATCGGATTTGTAGTCGGACAAATTGTAGCAGCATCGATGTTATTACTATAGAAAGAGCACCCACATGAGCCGGCAAGCTCGGGTACTCAAAGATTAAATCAAGTTAAATATAACATATTGGAGGGAAAAGTCAAATGATTAAAGCAGAATACAAAAAAATGAAGCAATGAAGTTAAAGATATCCGGTGACTTGGAGACTATTTGGTGTGAAACACTTGAGATTTTGAAAAATTTTCACGCATCAATTTCTAGAACAATGAGTAAGGCGGAGGCAGATTCATTTATTGATTCTTTGGCATTTTTAAGTAAGTTATCAAGTGAGGAACTTGAGGGAAACGCTGGAGAGGTACTTTTTGACAAATTTTTAGCAGAGAGAGAAATAGTAACAATTAACCATACATATAAGAAAGAGAGGAAACGAAAATGAGTTTAGAAGTAACAATCAATGTACCAGGATTAAAAGAATTATCAGAGGCACTTATGCAGCTGGCAGTTGCAATGGGAGGAAAATCTGTACAAATGGACGGGGCAGCTGTCGGACAAGCCGTACACGAACAGCTGAGTACGGAAGAAGTTCCTTGGGGGAATGCATCCGTTCCACAGCAGAACACAACGGGGGCCGTACCAACTCCTTCGGCACCAGTACAAGCATCAGCGCAGTCAGTGCAGGCACCTGCAGCAATACCGACATCTGAACCGACGTATACAAGGGATGATCTGTCTAAGGCAGCCATGCAGCTGATGGACAGGGGGATGCAGGCGCAGCTTATGCAGCTGATCCAAAGTTTCGGAGTGGCATCTTTGATGGAGCTTTCACCGGAACATTATGGGAACTTTGCAACTG